GGTCTTCATAAGTGTAAAATCCTTTACTTACTTTTTCATATGAAAGAGCATTGTCTGGGTTAAGGAGTTCTCCAAGCATAACTTCATTTGTTATTATCATTTCATCCCCAAGAGAATATAAATTATTTTCAAAATGTTTTTGAAGTTCCTCTTTAACTATTTTTCTTAAATTACCTAATTTCATATTTTATTCTATAAATCACTCCAGTCAGCTGTTGATTTTGAATAATCTGTTACTCGATTTGCGAAGAAATCTTGATGTGTTTTACCACTTGTTAAATGCCCAAACCATTCCATTTGTTTTAAAAGATTAGGATCAATATCATTATAAATTGCTGAATATCCAAGTTCTACTAATTTTTGATTTGCTCTTTCTTTAATGAAGTTTTTTAATTGTTCTTTATTTAAACCCTCAATATTTCCCATTTCAAATGCTTTATCAATAAAATCAAATTCTAATTTAACTGATAAATCACATGCCTCATAAATTGCTTGAGTCATTTCTTTTGTATCTAATTCTGGAGCTTCCTCTAATAATGTTCTATATAGCCAACAACCTGCTTTTGAATGTAATGATTCATCTCTAACAGACCATTCAACTATTTGACCTGTTCCTTTCATCATGTTGCGTAATTGAAAAGACATCAAAATAGCAAATGATGAAAATAGATTAACACCTTCTGTAAATGCTGAGAATATAGCTAATGAAAGTGCTTTATCTTGTAATGTTTCACTAGATTGTTCAACTAAGCGGTCAATTTTAGCTTTTGCTTCTTCATCTTCCATAAAAGCTTTAAAATCATCTAAACCTAATTCTTCATTTAAACGTGCATAAGCTTCAGCATGGATTGATTCAAAATCAGCGAATGCACACGCCATAGCTTTAATTTCATGTTTTGGGAACCATACTGCTACCTTTGTTGACCAATAATCGTTTACGTACGTTTCAGTTTGAGCAAATGATTTTAAAATATTACCAATAAGATTTTTTTCACTTTCATTTAAATTTAGTTTCCAATCATTTAAATCTGATGCTAAGGGTACTTCATCTGCTAGCCAATGAGCTTGGTGTTGTTGTTTATAAAAATCAAATGCGGTTTGGTATTCAAAAGGTTTGTAGTGGGGTCTTAATTCTGTAATCATAGTTTATTTTATGTGTTTAATTCAAAAAATTTATTACTTAGCATCTTTCTATCAAATTCCTCATAATCATCACTTGACATTTTTTGAGGTGCATCTTCTTCTTCATTGTAATGGTCTCCAATTGCAATTTGACCATTTGATGTATTAACATCTACTTTAAAAGTTAAACCGTCCATACCATAACGGTTTTTCATAATATGTAAACGCCCTGTACCGTTTACTTTGTCTTCTTTTTTACGTGATAAAGAAATTGAGAGGTCAGTTATCATCATTTTATCATAACTTCCCGCGGCTTTATCGCCCTCAATAACATTATCTTTTGCACCTGCGCGATTTACTTGCGAAACTGACCATATTGGGATATTTAGTTGTCTAGCTAATCCCTTTGTGCTTGTATAAATATCATCAATTTCACCCTTACGATCTACATTTCGTTTTCTTGTTGATAAAAGATCTATGTAATCTATGATTATTAAATCAGGTTGTATGCCTAAATCCTTAACTTTATTTATATGGGATTCTATAGTAGATATAGTGGTTTTGCCCATAGGATACTCACGAATTATTAATTCACCTGGGAGTTGTGAGGTAATATCTTCTACTTCTTCTTTATGATTTTCTAGTGAATCAACAGGATGACCTGTGAAAAAAGCGTCATATCGTCTTCCTGTATAAGATTCACTTAATTCTAAAGTATAATGAATAACATTAAATCCCATTCTAACAGCATACCCACCTAATGCAACTAAAGTCCAGGATTTACCACCACCAGGATTACCAAATATTAATCCTAAATCACCGTTACCTAATCCACCTTGTACTAAATCATTTATAGGTTCCCATGGTGTAGGAACAATTGTTCTATGATCCTCTCTATAACGGGATTCTGTATCTTTTTTATATTCGTGTCCTATGTTTTTATCTTGACCTGCTTTCATAGCTGATTCAATCAAGTATTTTATAGAATCATAATCTCCAGCTTTTAGCAAATCAACACTATTTAATAGTGCTTTTTTAAGTTGTTGGTTTTTACAAAATGTTGAGAATTCCTCTTGAACATAGGTTAGATCATCTAAATCTGCTTTATATGCCTCACGTAATTGTTCTTTTATAGAAACTTTAAGTACCTCATTATCCAACTTTTTCATTTCAACCTTTAAGATATCCATTGACATAGTTGTATGATACTTTTCATAGTACTTTAAAATTTCATTTATAACCCATTTGTGTGCTGGGTTAGAGAAATATTCATCACTCAACACATCATTTATATTCTGTAAGAATTCTTTATGTGTTAATAGAGATGAAATAACTTTCATCTGAAACGCAGGACCGTATTCATCAATTGATTGTAACGTCATTTTTTATAACTTTTATTTTAAATATAATAACTTTTATTGCTTTGGGCAAAGACCCTCAAACAGATCTTTTAACCAAGTGTCTACATTCCTTATTAAACCTCCTAATTGATCTTCCTCATACATTTTGGAAAATTGTTTTGGATGGTAATTTAAGGGATGATTTTTGATGGTTTCAAGCGCATAAGCTTTTTCCTCCTCATCCATCATAGGATTTGACAAATCCATTACTCTATATTTATCCTCTAAATCATCTACATCATGTAATAATCGAGCATATATGATATGTTCTTTTAATTTACTTTCAGCGGTATCTAATAAATCATCTAAGGATACATAATCACCTTGGAGTTCTGGGAAGAGTTTAAATAATTTTTTAGGGCCTAATCCTTTTATACCTGTTATACCATCTGAGGAATCACCCATTAACAGTTTGTAAAGTATGAAGTTGTGGGGGTATACTCCAAATTTTTCCTTTACAGTATCTGCTGTGTAGTATTCTTTCTCCATAGGTCTGTAAACAATTACATTTTCATTTACTAGCTGTAGATAATCTTTATCACTTGATACTATGAATGCTCTATCTGTAGGGTCTTTGATTATATTTTGACACAAATGTGCAATAATATCATCTGCCTCTACTTTAGACATTGTAATGGTTTTAACAGGTAAAGTTTTCAAATATTGAATTATTCTAACTATTTGGTTTACTTTGGACTCGTCTTCCTCTTCTAAATTTTCAAATACTTCCCAGTTTGTAACTCTACTAATATTTCTATTTGATTTGTATTCAGGGATCAAATTTTTTCTATTGTTTGAGGAACCAATCCCATCAAAAACAACAAACACTTGTGTAGGTTGAATTTGACGGACAAGGGCACCTAAAGATCTGAAGAAACCTCCTAAACCCCCTACATGGACTCCGTTTGGATTAACTGCATTTATGGCACTAAAGTTTCTGAAAAATAAATTGAGTCCATCAATGAACATATAGCGTTCTTGTTGGGGTTGTTCCTCGCCATTTTCTTGTATGTTATCAAGGAGGTTTAAAAGGTCTTTCTTCATATTCTATTCTGGTTCTGAAATAAATGATTCTGCATTAATTGAGTGGGATTCTTCCTCTATGATATCAAATCCGTCTCCACCTAAAATATCTTCCCATTCTTTTTTATGGGAATCTTTATATTCTTTAAGTGATTTTTCACTATCCTCTATAAAACCATGAGGGGTGATTACAATTCTACCTCTGGATTGAATACCATTGATATGGTTTTTATCAATTTGAAGGTTTGTGCGTTTTGCAAATTCAACTTGTTTACCATCTTTGATTGCTTTTAATTTGGAAGTTCCAGAATCAGCAACATTTCCAAATGTTACAACAAAAGTAGCATCAAACCACATTGCAAATCCACCTTTATTCATCAGTTTAGGTTGTGACATAGGTGTTTCTGCTTTCTTGGCCCATACCTTGTTTATACAAACTAAAGTATTCGTGTATTTTGAGCTCTCTTTACGAGATAATGTGATTCGCTGGTTAACATTATTACCGAATTGAGTTGACATTGCTCCTGCGTTCCATTCATTGTTGTTTTTATTTGATTTAACAGACATTTCACAAGGTACAGAACCAATAGAATCCCATAAAAATAGTAGATCATATGGTAGGTTACCTTTTTTCTGCTCATCAATCATATCCAAAACAAATGCCGCAACATCCTCAATTGTATTGATTGTTTCTCTATCCACGTAAATGAAATTACCTGTATAATCAAGTAACTCACCTGTTTCCTCATCAACTACTTCCTCCACATCAAATCCCATCATTTGAGCATGTTCCCAAGACCATTTCATCTCTGTGATAATAAAAACAGGTAAAATACCACGTTTTTGAGCAGCAACAGCTGCCTCAAGCAACGCGGTAGTTTTTCCTGTATCAGAGTGGCCTCTTAAAAGAACAATATGTCCCATAGGAATTCCAGGTATAGAGGTAACATCTTGAAATGCTTGTGAAAGTGGTATCCATTCTTGTGGTTTAAATTTTACACTAGTGGATAGGCCTTTCTTTGATTTAAAACTATTGATATTAAAACCTGATTTAATCTCCTTATCAACTGCCTCTGACAGTGATTTTCTTTGTTTTTTCGCCATATTTTATTGTTTGTTTTTAATTAGAAGGGCAGGCCATCATCATCCCCATCCTCTTCATCAAATAATTCATCAAATGCCTCTACTTTTGATTTTTTAGCAGCAGGTTTTGTTGATAAACTGTAATTTGATTGTGGTTCTGATGTTTTTTCATCCTCAAAATTATCATGTGATTCGGAAACAATGTCTCCTTCTTCATCCTCTGGTGATAACCATTCTTGTAAAGCAGCTTTGATATCATCAAATGGAAGTGGTTTGTAAGTTTCTTTTGGGTTTGATTGATCTTCTAACCAACTTTCAATCTCTGTTTCATCTTGTGATAATGGAGATACTTTCATTGAAGGTGAAATAGTTGTTTTGTTGTACTTTGTACCTGTAACATCAGGGCCAACAGTAACAAGTTTAATATCTCTACCAACTGCAACATCAGTAAAATCTCCTACTTCCTCATCAGCAGCCATTTGCAAAAATGCTTCGTAAATTTCTTTACCAAATTGCCATAGTTGTACTCCTTCTTCTTCCTCTCCTCTTACAATAACGGGAGCAAAAACACGAGTTTTAGGATCTAACTTTTTAGCCAAACGCCAATTTTCCTTATCGTTTGTACCTCTAAGTTGTTTTGCAAATTCAGCAATTGGGTCTTTCTCTCCCCAATTCAATGGTGAAGCAATAACTTTTTTACTTCCAATTCCATAGTAAAACTTCATTTCAGTAAATGGATATTCCTTGTTGTATTTGAAAGGTACAACACGAACTACTTGTTTACCGATTTGAGGTTTAAATTGTTTTGTTTTTTGATAATCACCACCTCCTCCTTTTGAGGTGTTTTGCATTGATTCTAACTTTTTCTTGATAGCATCTAGATTCATAATATAACTTTATTTAAATTGTTTACAACTATTAATATAATAACCTTTATTCACTAAGCCAACTATACTTCAATAATCTTGTAGATCTTTGTATTCAGTTGCTTTATTTCATTGTGTTGAGTGAGCAATATACAATTTCTATAGTGTTGCCAATTAACTGGGAATTTTGTGTCAACTGCACCTCCATTTAATTTTTTGATAAGCTCATTCAAAGCATTTATCGTGTATAACGTATTTGATTCTTTTTTTCTATGCACCAAAATTGTGTTCTCAGGAATAGAATTAACATTACCTTGATCTACATTATATGTAACAACGTATTCATCATTGCTCTTAATATGCAATACAAACATTTTGTTGTACATTATAGTGTACTTTCCAGAAAGCTCATCAATTAAGGATTCTAACTCGTTTAAGGGAGTAAATGTACAAAACAGTCTGTTGTTCACGGATATATAATCTTCGTAAGTGTTAAAGTCGTATCCGTCATACATATATGAAGGGTATTGTAAAGTGCTGTGCATAACTTTTATTTTAGATTGTAGTTTTTACCTTTTTTAAATTTAACATTTAATTTATATTTTTTAAATACCTCTAATATTTCTTTTATTGTATCTTTTTCTGTTTTATCTACATCCAATAAAAACGAATCATATACATATAATACAAGTTTTGTATTTTTTCCTCTTAAAATTTTAAAAATATCATATAATATAAGAACATTAGTTGATGTCTCCAAGTTTTGTAACAAATAATTTAAAAGTTTTTGTGGATTCATCTCTTTTAACTTATCCTTCTCAAATCTATATTTTGATATCGGACACTCAATATATCCTTTTTGCTCAAACTCTTTCCACATTTCTTGTGTAAATGCTTTTACTTTCGAAAAAAACGGAAGATTCTCATATTGTTTAAAAATACCCCCATATAATTGTTTAAATGTAATCTCTTTTGCTTTGGCGTATTCCACTCCATACATTTTAGCAAAACTGTTATGCACGTCACTATCATCAAAACTGTAATCCAGTATATTGCCAAGCAGGGTAGGATGGTAAGCACTAATGTCCATTTCAATAAAAATATCATTGCGGGGTATAAAACATTCTCTTTCACCTGTGTCTTTATTTAATGCTGAAAAATTTATGCCTCCAAAAGTATTTGATGGGCGTGTAGTTAATGTATTTAAATTGTACTGTGTATAAACATATTCCTCGGTATCTACCCCAAAGTAATGTTTATATAGCGTAGTATTTACTTTTATTCCGCTCTGTTCCAACATATTAAATACCAATGGTACCTTGTTGTTGTAAAAGTTGTTTGAGAGCTCAAAATTGTGGTTCTTGTAGTTTTCATTACATACCTCATAGTGTTTTACAATGGGTATGATTGTGTTTGTGTGTGTTATATTTGTATTATTGGTTAGGTGTGTGTGGGATTTGGTTGGTTGTGGTATATACGTATTTAGGGAGGGGGAGGGGTGTAGTAAATGCTTTAGAGCAAAATAGTGTAAAAATTCTTTTTTATCTCTAACATATACCTCCTCTATGCTGTTTAGTACTTTTTTGCATACCTCTATATCTAAATTTATTGTTTCACTATGTTTAATTGGTATGATGTATCCTTTTGTGTCTTTTAAAGGTCTAACAAATAATGCACATACTTGATTTTGTGAAGGGTGTAGGGTTGGGGAGGTTGGAATTATCTCCACGTATGCTTGTTTGTGTTTTTTTTCACACAACAATTCAATTTTTTCTACATCTTCAATCAGCCAGTACATATGATTAAAGATAAGAATAATATTTTAAGCAGACAAATTTTTATAGTATTTTGTATAATCCTCTTTTAGGAATTTTGAAAAGCCATTCCATTTTTTCTTTCGCTCTATATCTCTAACAATTATTGTGTTGTAATCATTTACTTGTTGTTTTTCAAAGCCAGATATTATCCATTGCATTTGAACGGGTTCGTATAAATCCCATGCTATGTTTGAGGAACGTGAGTTTAGATCTGTGTATGTTTGTTTTGATATTTCTATATATCTTAGTTCGTTTGTTTTTTTAGCAAAATATCTTAACATTTTCCCATTTTTATAGTCTTGTGGGGTGGGAAGAGTGATAGAGGAGGGTGGTAAAGAGCGTTGAGGTAAGTTAACTTGACCAGTTTGTTCACTATATTTTAATGGAGAAAAATCATTAAAACTATCCTCTGGTTCATCATATTTATAAAGATTTAAGGTAATATTTTTATTAGTGGGGACAGTAGAATTTGGTGATAAAATACTATCAGGGGAAAGAGGGATTGTTAGTAGAATATTTTCTCCTTCTCCGGGTTGTCTACCAGTAAATCTTTGACCAGTTGAAACTTCATAATAATAACCTTTATAATAGGTAAGATTTGTAGATAAAACATATTCATTCCCATTAGTAAATAGGTTTGTTTTTATTTGAGATTTGGGAAAATATGTCATCTAATGTTAAATATTAGGGGATTTAAAGGCTAATATAGTCCAACATTCTCCTGAAGAATATACAAAGGGGCTATGTTGGAAATCTGAGAAATATTTCTTGGTTGCATTTATACCTGTTGTGTCTTTAAAATAGTACATTTGGATGTGACCATATTTTAATTTAGATGTGTCCCCTCCTTGAGAATCATTAGCCCAATATATTATAATATCTCCATCTTCAACTTTAAGTTTATTAATAGTGGATAAAACTTCAGTACGTGGAAGGTTTTCAGCAATAATATATTTTCTATATCCTAATTTATTGGACAAAAATATATCATGCATATCTTTATCATTGGCATCACAATTTGCTAAACCTGTAACTGTTCCTCCAGCAATATTATTTGAATTGGATTGAGGGCGAATATTATCAAATACTATAGTTGAGGAATTAGATTTATATGAGTTTATAAGTAAATATGCGGCATTTGTAACTGCTCTTGAACATAAACCACTACTACTATTTGTAACAATAGGTCTGATAGAATCTATTAAAGTTCGGGATAGAGTAGAATTTTTAAATCCTTCAAGGGAATTAAAAGATAAAATATTAGCTGTGTATATTGTTTTGGTTCCACAAGTATTCCATGGTCTCCCTGGGTAATATCCTGAGGTATCCTCGTTTGATACATTACTAAGTTGGATTTGGGCAAATTGAGCAGCGGCATTAGGGGAAATAGTTTGTAGAGAATTGATTTCATCAAATAGTTCTACATTTAATTTATCATAAGCTGATTTTCTATCACCATTTTCAAAGTTGATCATTGGAGTTGAGGTAGTATCAATAGTTGTTTCCCAATCTCCATTTGAAAGTTTATGTGATACTCTTTTTATAATATATTTTAAAGAATCTGGGTAATTATAAGGTAAAAATCTAGTGTCTACCTCTACTTTATTGTATATTTTTATACCTGATATACCATCCATTGTTAATTGTAAATTAAATGGGATAAAACCATTTAAATTAGATGTAAATGAATTAGGATCTTCTCTTTCTGCTCTTTGATAAGTTTTAGCTGTTAGAAACTTATAGTATTCTGTAGCTATTGATAAGTTGGTATCAATTAATGTAGGGTTTACTGTAATTGGTTTTATAGTTGTGCCACCAACTAATAAGGGATCATTAGGTTCTTCATACTCTTTATCATACCCATAAGGCTGTAAAGGGTTATCTATATTAGATAAAAAATTACCATATTGAATTAAGGGTAGATTAGGATCAGGCCTTTCATTCTTTATTGTATTAGGTGGTTCATACTCTTCTTGAAATCTATCAATTATTCCTTTATTCCATTTTGAAAATGCAGTAGCCTCTATTCCTTTTGTATACCCCCCTGCTGTAGCTCCAATAGTAACCATACTGGCATATTCAGGAGTGATTTCTGTTTTTAAAGTAACATTTCTAACAAAAGTAGATTCACTTTCAGATCCTATTTTCCCGTTATATCCATAAATTTGAAATGGAGTTTGAGATTGATTTATATTTGGAGAATTTAAT